ATCGTATGGCTATCAACAAGTTGGAACTGGCTAAGTACCTGTTCGATTATGCGACGAAGGACTTGACGTACATTAGTTTCAAGGAAGGGGTGAAGGCGCGATGGTGGTACCTGCCAGCACGCATACAGCGCGCCCGTCAGGTTGCACTCATAGATATTTGGGCTGCTGCCCGTGCTTCATGGGTGGCTCCGGGGTGGGAGGACTACCCGGAGAATCAACCTGAACTTGACGAACTGTTATCAGATCGTAACCGTAGTAACGAATCTGTAACATAACCAGCGACTAGACTTTAGGTACTTAGTTCCTCCACTCCCCTAAAGGGGGAGTGGAGGTACTGAGTACAAGGGGGAGATATGAGATATCCATTACACAAAGACCAAGACGGTCGATGGGTTCACACTTGGGTACGTCAGTCAGCCATCAAGACAAGCGATATGTGCTTGGAGCGTTGGCGTAGGGACATATTCAACAACGAACCAGAACGAATCAAGGACGCATCCATGCTGGGCACAGTGTGCCACTCAGCAGCAGAGGATGCGCTGACATCTGTGATCGACGTAGCGGAAGGTCACAGCGATGCGCCCATGTCGTTGGAAGACACGATGGACGCATTCACGTACTACTGGGAGGACGCCATTCCCACCATTCAGGTGTGGAACAACTACAACCCTGACAGCGCACTCGCTGCCGGGTTGGACAAGGTGACCAACTGGTACAACGAAGTCTTTCCGCAGGTCACACCTGTACAGGTTGAGCATACGTTCAACGTGCCCTTCATCGAAGACGATGAACGTATCGTCCGGTTGACGGGCACCGTGGACCTTGTAGAGAAGGACCGGTTGTGGGATTGGAAGTTCCCTAGCAGGGACTACACCCGTGACCGTTGGCAATACGAGCGTTGGGATGTGCAATCCATTGCGTACTGTTACGCAATGGGTATCCCGAACTTTTCTTATGCGATCATGCACCCTCACGGGGTGGGTCGTATGGATCTAGTGCGTAACCAACAACACTTTGACTGGTTGCGTACGAAGGTGTTGGCACTCTGCCGACTGTTGGAATCCCAGACGGGTGTATACCCGTTAGGGGACAATGGTTGGTGGTGTTCCGACAAGTGGTGCGAATATTTCGCACAGTGTAAGGGTGCAACGATAGGAGGCACTTAGTATGGCATGGCAGCCAATGGCCCCGGAAGAACGGGCCAGTATAGAATCACAGGTCATTCTGAAAGCAGCAGTCGAACTGGCTGTTGCTGAGATTGGCAACGAACCTGACGGCGTAGCCGTCACGATGGCGATTGAGAATGCGGAGGCGCTAGCACTAGCACTTCCGAAACTACAGAAGACATTGCTACATATCCGTGCGGGAACCCCGCAACAGACAGTAGCGGTGCAGGCCACCGGACCCACGCCAGACGTTGTGGATCAGGCGGTTGGTATGGTGCAGGCTGCGTTCCCCGGAGCGACCGCTGCGCCCTCTACCTATGAGGCAACGAGCGGGAGGCCGTCTATGTACATTGACGACCCCGACTACGCTCAGGTATACAAGATATTCCTGACTGAGAAGACAGCGGGTATCGCCTACGCATCCAAGGACAGCATGTTCATGGACAATCAGGCGGTTCGTAAACTCTTCCAGACCGGAGCGCGTGAGTTCCCTGCGGACTATTGGGCAGAGTCCATGCGTAACAAGGCAATCCCTGTTACGAAGACGGGCAAGTGTGGCCTTGGCGACTTCAAGATCAAGAAGGCAGCCAGTGTCGGAGAAGACGGTACACCGTTCCTAGGTGTAGGCGATGGGAACCATCCCCTTGCCAACAAGAGCGGGTACTTCGGTGGTTTGCAGAAGCATTCCCCGTTCAACTGGGGTGAACGTCCGAACCCCATCGATCCTCACGGTTGGTTGGCGCACATAAATGCCTGACCGCCTGAGCATCGAAGATGCGCAGCGCCTGTTGGGGCGGGAGGAACGACCTCCCGCCCCGGCGGTTGAGATAGATGGTATCTCACCTGCCGATTTAGAAAGACTGTTCACCCCTAAGGACATACAGGTACAGCGCATGAAGCATGACTTGCATGCCGGGAACGAATGGACGTTCGGTATCCGCAAGTTTGATGAAGCAACATTAGGGGGCGCACGACCGGGCCAGTTGGTTACGGTCATAGGTAAGTCGCATACAGGGAAGACGCTGCTTGCGTTGAACATGATTGCTCGCAATCGTGGTCATCGCACATTGTGGGTTAGCCCTGATGAGACTGAGATTATGTTTTGGGGCAGGTATTCTGCTATCCGTTTGGAGATCGATCAGAAGGATTGGATCGGTCGGCTCATACGTGAGGATCAGACAGCGTGGGGACGCGCAGCACAGATCATGCACGATGAGGAGAACCTTCACTTTGAGTCCACCGGTATGACGGTGGACGACTTGGATAAGGCAATGCGCATTGCGTCAGTGACGTTATGGGAAGGGCAACGCCCACAGGTGTTGGTCTACGATTACTTGGAGTTGATTCGGGGCGGGGGCGCTGGCGATGCAGCCAGCGTGCAAGCCAAGATCGAATCGTTCAAGCAACTCATCTCTGACTGGCGTGTCGTAGGCGTGATGATCCACCAGTCTGGCCGGGGTTCAGGGAACCGTGGGCAGGCGGGTGGTATCGACGCAGGGCGTTACGCCTCCACCAGTGAAAGCCACTTCTTGATTGAGACTTGGCGCAGGTTGGAGGACACCACGTTGGATGATGACCAGCGTGCCTACTACGAGAATGAGATAAGCGTGGGCTTGTGGAAGAACAAGGCCGGTGATGGTGCGAAGGCTGAGGTAAACCTCACTATTGATGCGAGTGGGAGGTTGCTGGAGCCGGGGGTCACATGGGAGCAGATGAGTTTAGATGACTAACGCCCTGTTTGAACTATTCACTGGCTTTGATCTTGCGTATGGTACGGATGAAGGTGGTTGCCGTTGGCAACCGCTCACCGATGAACTCGCTGAGCGTCACCTGAGCGGCGAAGAGATGATCGGGGTTTACCCGATTGTCTACGACCCGTACATGAATCACGGTGGGCCTGCCAGTTTTGGAACAGACCGTAAATACGCGGACATGCAATCTGAACTGTGGATGTGTAAGTGGGGAGCGATGGACATAGACGAGGGTGAAGACTCCCTCGTTCTCGCCCAGAATGCTGCCACAATCCTATGGGCACAGGACATTCGTGCGTGGGTTGAACGCTCACGCAGCAAGGGATGCCATGTGTGGGTATTCGCACAGGAATGGGTTGAAGCAGCCATCATGCGTAAGGCATTGATGGCTGCGTTGCAACTTACCGGGGCACCCTACGACGCCGTGTTTCCTAAACAGGACTCACTGGATGGGCCTCCCGGCAACTACATGCGTTTACCATATGGTGGGAAACGTCCCGCAGGGCGGCAAGAAATCCTAGATTCCGACGGTGACTCGTTGGAATACTACGACTTCGTGATCGCTGCTGAAGAGCAGCGCACCACCCTTGACCTGTTGCGCCATGCGGCGGCCTACTACAAATCCCCTGTTTCTACCGAATCAAGTCTACCACCTGCCCGTGACTACAGCAGAGATCCGCTCATGCGAGTGGATGGAACACGCTTGCGGGGGCTGGCGAAACAGATGTACGAAAACGGTCCCGTTCCCTATTACCGGGGTCACGGTGCTGGACGTGGTAGACACGGGTTCCTCAACCGGTTCGCTCGTGCCATGCTAGAATCTGGCTATAGTGTGCCGGATGTGACATCATGGACGAAGGATCTGGACGGACGCCTAGGTGCATGGTGGGAAGATGGCCCGAAGTTTACGGGAAGGAACGATTGTGATAGACAAATCGAACGACTCATTGCAGAAGCCCGCACAAGGGCCGGGTGAGTTTGCGTTTCTGATTCCTGAACGCCCCGTACCCAAGGGGCGTCCCCGCATGTCACGTAAGGGGAAGGTCTACACACCGACCGAGACTGTAAGCGCAGAGAAGGCTTATATCGTAGCGGCGGGTGATGACCACCCCGTGTATGAAGGTGCTGTCCGATTGGAACTCACGTTCCAAGAGGACAGCACCAGCGTACTTATCATACCTGTTGACGATTGGCACACCAAGTTGCGTGGTGACATTGACAACTATGTCAAACTGGCGTTAGATGGTATCCAACGTGCGGGTATCATAGCGAACGATAGACAGGTAGTTCACGTAGATGCGATGAAGATATGACTACCATACTGATTGAACTGGAGTCATGGGAGTACGAGTGGGCATCACATATAGGTGCCCGTCGCTATATTGAGAACTGGGGTAAGCGGGACGCTGCGCACTACGATAAGAAGCGCATGGAGGACGACCGGACAGCACAGGTTGCTGCGTGCGTTGGCGAACTAGCAGTCGCTAAGTTGGTAAACGAATACTGGTCAGGCCACGTATGGCCCGGCAACAGGCATGAAGAATACAAGGGCATGGCGGATGTCGGGCATGATATCGAAGTTAGGCGCGTACGAACGAGCAGCAATGCGGCTGTGCGACGGAGGCAACTGGGTAGAGGCTTGGTTCTTTTCGTGGTTAGGCCCGTTGCACCGGAGTTCCGGGCAGTTGAAATCTTGGGGTGGATTGACCACGATGAAGCGTGGGAGAAGGGCGAACCGTCCGGTTACGACGTGGAGAACACGCGAGTAATCGCAGAAGATTTCCTCAACCCCCCGACTGCCTATGCCCAAAAGAGAGATCCTTCGTGATCCGATAGAGTTCGCATGGTTGTTCGATGCTGCGGCGATACGCCGTGACATCGGACAACCTGAGACTGCGATACAGGCGTTGCAACAGGCAGCGCCGCACCAGACGACACGGGTGTCTTTAGAAGAACGCTACGATTTGCGTGAAGCAGTAGTCGCAGCGATAGATTCTTTGGAGCCTGAGGAAGTATGGTTGCTGAACGCTCTGCTATTTGAGCGTCTAAGTTTACGTGATGTGGAATATGTATTGGGTATTCCCAAGACTACCGTGGCACGTAAACGAGATAAAGTACTGGCGAAACTTCGCCAAACATTGGAAGATAACCCGTATGTGAGGGAGCATATTTATGGAGAAAGTACCTAGAATCAACCCCGCTTCTTGGGATAAAGCAATCCTAATGAATGCGGAAAGAATAGATCATTTGCGTACGTTAGAGGTACGACATCCGTCGTACAACGATGCGAACGCATTGCTGAATCATTTGCGTGCAGAGTATGACAACTTTACTGCCAACTGGTACGGGTATGTGCCCAAAGACCACGAGGGCGACGCCGCCATCGAAGCATGCACGCTCTGGTATCAGGCTGTGGCGATCATTGTCCTAGACCTTGTGAGTTTCTATGGGCATTCCCCCATACCCACAGCACAATCCGTTTACCCGTTGCTTCGTTCCAAGATGGACGACTACGGGTACGACAACATCCAACGCTTTGGCAGGGATGGCGTGCTTATCAGGTTGCACGACAAGATCGCACGGTTGGAACACCTAGCGACGTTGCGTGCTCCCACATCGTTGGGCAAGGAAGATTACGTGTGGCAGTTGGATGCGTACCATCCCAACCACGAATCAGTAGACGATACGCTACGCGATCTAGTCGGCTACTGCCTGATTGGTTGCTTGGTGGAGGCTGACAACTGGATGTTACCGCTAACGCCTAATCCTCTCCCATGATCTGAGTAGCGCGCATAATCAACTCACTGATCGTGGAGAACACGTAGTTGTGTAGCGGGGTCTGTTCAAAGTCCCCTATCACATTCTCAGCAGCGAACGCCATCGCGTGTTCAAACGGTAACACCATCAGCATGCCAAGGTTTCCGTCGTGCCAGACTGCGTGACTACCGTCGTTGATGCTGAGGTTGTGTGACGTTGCCTTCAACGTGTCATGGATCTGACTGGCGATACTGTCGCCCTCTTCCGTCATCCACTCGGCAAACTTTGCGTCTATTTCCTCGGCATCAGAAGTCATATCAGATGCGTTCCTTTGCGTAAGTCTTGATGACTGACATGGCCGCTGCCGCACCACCCACAAGAGCAACCTTCAATGTTGACATATCTCCAATCACGAACAGGGCTAGGAATGCCTGCGCGAATGTCCATGCCGCTCGTTCAAGTAGATCGTTCATATTGTCCACAACACCTTCCATGTGTCTGAGTCAACGATTCCGTTGACCTTCATCGCAAACTGCGATTGGAAGCGTCTACACGCTCTCGCAGATTTGCGTCCGTAAATGCCATCGACCATCAGGTCGGCTCCCCTGTCGTTCAGTCTTCGTTGCGCCAACGCAACCCACGTACCTGACGAGCCGCGCTTGATAGGCGTCACAGTATCACCCATCTCCAGTATGTACCGGAGAATCCCTGCCCAATCCACCACCGTATTCGTAGATGGCGTATTGTCTACGCGCATGCCTGCGCTAACCCACCCCTTCAAGGAATCGCCGGGGCAGTCAGTTGTTGAGAAATCTTGATGGCACTTGACCCATAGGTGCGAGCCATACTTTTCCCGTGCTGCTCCGACGACTGCAAGGATTGCCTCCTTGCCTGTATGCGTGAGGCCATCATCGCTGTCGCCCACTAGGGCGACAGAGATGGTGTTGAAGTTGTGCCCGCGTGTAGCAGCACCCTTCATCCAACCCCGACCTTCAAATATTTCTCCCGTTTCTCCCGACACCAACCAGTTATAGGCAATGGAGTCCCATCCCTTAGTCAGCACGTGGTACCTGTCGTGGCCCCTGACGCGCCGCCGTGGGTGATCTGAGGGTCCAGTAGTGTGATGCACCACGAGGCCCGTGAGGGCGCTCCTGAACGGTCTGAGCGGCCTCCCAGAATCGATGGCCCCCCACTGTTGACGAGAAACGTACTTCATACTCATAGGGGAGACTGTCCCTACTGTGTTCGTTCCACCGCACCCATCATGCTGCGCATGTCCTGCATCTCATCCAACTGCTTGTAGAACTCAGAACGCAGAGTGCGTTGCTGTTCCTCAACCGTGTTAGTTCGCAGGCCAAGGCCGAAAGCGAACGACATCCATGTAGACAATGTTCTCTGCTGATACCTCTCTTCCGAAGGGAACAAGCGCCTCATGTCAGCAAACGTCGGCATCAACTGTGCCATCGTGTGCAGGTTGTAATCCCGCATTAGCCAAATATCGTTCTGCTTTGCTGCCAACCCCAAGGGTTGCAGCATGCGCATCAAGCCCGGAGTCTT